ATTCATTAACGGAAATATCGGACGGTTTCATATCATTAAATATTTCTTCCCAGTTTCCATCATTCTCTTCAGATGCTTTTTTGAATATCGTCTCTTCATTTAGATTTTTAGTTCTAAATCGTCGCATATTTTCTGATAGAATGTTTCTTTGGAATCGCCGCATATTATCTTTTTATATAAATATATACAAAAAAAAATCATTTACTTCCGAATGAAAAGAAACGTGCTACATTATTATTTTCAGGAAATGCACCCCAATTCATTGCAGCATAAAAATCATCAAGTTTATTTTTCAATTCCTTTTCAAAGATTTTATTGCGATCAATGTATTGTGTAACAAATTCTACGGTTTGCGCTGGATCTTGATATCCTCGAAGAGCCATTGTTTCCATTCCATATGGATTATCTGATAGGTATGCCCATTTTACTTTTTCTCCATTTTGAATAGGAGTAATGTCTTTGATGCCATACATATGTAAAAAGTCATTGAAATTGATTGCTGCTTTAACGTGTGCGGGAGTTCCTGATATGTATCCTGTAAATGGTTTTCTTCCTTTGATGAATTTGGATATTTCTTTGACTCCGGAATTCTTCATAACATTGAGTACTTCAGAATTTTTCAATCCAGATTTGAATTTATGAATCATATCCGATGTTGCAGTTTTATCCTTTTCTTTGAGAATATACCACAATGTTTCTTTCATTATCTTTTTGAAATCTTCCGGGAAACTTGATCTAACAACGTCCAATCCTTTGATATCTAATTTATCCGTAGGTTTGCCTTCTTTGTAAATAACCCATTGTGCATAACGCTTCTTAGCAATCCATAAACCAGATTTTGCAATGTATTCTTGTTTGATCTGCCAACGATGTGTTGCTGTATTGTGAAAGCGCACTGCATATATGTCATACATGGCATTAACCTTGCGTTGAACTTCAGATGCAATGGCATTGGTTTGGTCTATCATGAATTGTTCATCTGTTTCATCAAAATCCGGATATCGTGCTTGAATCAAAGGCAACGAAGAACAAAAGGTTGAATCCGTATCTGTATAGAATGCAAACTCTGCTGGCATTCCGGTTGCGTTGATGAAATGATCCTTACCAGTTTCTTTTGCATAATGTGCATTGATAACCTTTGCAGAAAATTTGATTACACTTTGACCTGTTGCAGTAATTGCACCTGCATTATCTAAGTCATGGAAGCGGAATGTTTTAAGTCCCAATACTCCATAAAATGAATTGAGCAATACCTTTTGTGTTAACTGCAATGCATCATAAAACTTATACATTTCGGTTCCTACTTCATATTCATCACGTTTATCCTTAAATTCAACACGTTCATCAAACCATTTTTCTAGAATGGCCGGTAAGAAGCCTTTAATGTCTGTTCGATATACTGCACCATTGGATGCAACTGTATATGCATTATCCGTTAGCCATGTTCGAATGTCTTGAGCATAAGTACCATCTGCGAATGTTACTTGAGTGGCTTCTGACCGTAGCAAGCATTCTTCATCCCAATTCTGAATAACTCCTATTTTTGTTTCTGGAGAAATATTCAAACTCATGATGATGCTAGGATACAGTGACGTTAAATCTAAGTCATAGATCCATTTATATAGGCCTGGTACTGGTGGCATTACATATGCACCTGCTAATGCATCAGCTTCTGTTTCTTCTTCAATGAATCTGAATCTTTTATTCGGAGCAACTAGGCCATTGCGTTTCAAATCAACAATTGCAGCACCATCTAGGTATTTAGATGCATAATACACATCTTCATATGGAACATGTCCTTTATGACATATAGTCCGTGCTAATGGTATCAATTGAAGTTTATCATCTAAATCATAAACCAAATTAACGTCAACCATGTTGTATTCAATAAACTTGTGAATATCGGTTGCAAACAATTGGTTCAAATCACCGTCATATTCTACTTTTCCGCGACCTAATTCAAATTTGGCTACAGTATCTAATCGGTAATTCGGAAGTTCTGTATACGTAAACTTTTTATATAGTGTCAAGTAATCTAAACTAGATACACCAAATATCTTGTAACGTTCTCTGCTTTTACTCCATTCAACGATACCTGCAGGAGAAAGCTTTTTAAGTGCCTGTGCACCTAATATCTTTTTGATGCGATTAACAAGATATGGAATATCATAATTGTCCGTGTTCCATCCGGATATAACGGTTGGTTGAATTGCAGCAAATGCATTAATAAAGCGTGTTAGCATTTCAGCTTCTGTATTGAATATTTCAACTACATAGCCATCTCCTTCAAATCCTGCATTGTTTAATCTGCGTTCTTCATCAAGAAGCAATACCCGGCGATTTTGTCCTGCTTTATCATAATATGCAATTGATGTAATACGTGCACGAGCTTCTTCGGCAGTTGAATATCCGTTTTCATCTCGTTCTGTTTCAATATCAAAAAATAAATCTCTATGTCCTTTTGAAGGTTCATCTGATTCATAATATAAATCAATAAGAGTTCGCATTTCTTCATTGATGTCAGATTCATACGCCGTTGGATTATCTTTGTGATTGCCTTCTACACGTTTTAGGCGAGTTCCATCTAATGAAATGTATTTTCCTGCATCATCTGGCAAATATGCGTATGGTTTGAATGGAAATTTTTGATGTCCTAATTCAGAGTCCCAAACATGCATTACGCCATTTTTCTTATCATAACCTATTGATTGATACATTTAGTCTTTCGTTTTAAATTTACAATTATCATAATGCCACCGATACATATTCGATGGCTGCCCTTCTTTATTACAATGAGGACAATTTATTTTTTGTTTAGGAACTCCTTTTAATTGCATTCGGATTTTTTCTCTAACTTCCGGTCGTTTCGCTGAATTAAGATCTCCTAATTGATCTAACCTAGGTCTTCCAATTTTTGATTTACTTATTTTTTCTCTAACATCAATACGCTTAGCTGGATTATTTTCTCCGCGCTGATTTTCTTTTTGTTCTTCGGTCCAATATCGTACTGGACGTTTCTTCAACTTATCGATAATCTTATCATATTCTGGATGATTTGTTATCGTATCGCCCCCAGAACCTCCTTTTGCTATATTATATATCGGGTTTAATTCCGTTATCCAAAAAATTTCTCGTTCATTCAATTCTCGTTTAGATACACAATGTTCTAAAATATCTTTACGGAAATTTCCTATTCCGTATTTTTTTATTGCTTTATGTAATAATTTACCGGATCCTAAATACAACGGGTCATTTTTTGAATCTTGTCCTATATAAAATTTACCGTTAATCAAATTTGTTGTTTTATAGATAATCATAACATTCCTTTATTATAAATATCTAACCCGTATCCAATTAATTTATCTTGTATATATTTACTAATTCGCGTTGATATCCATTATTATCCAATCCATATCCTACAACAAATTCATCGCCTATTTCAAATCCGCAGTAATCGGTTAAGTCAACGCCATCTCGTCTTTTTAGCAATGTAACTATTTTTACTTCTTGTGCTATTCGACTGTTACACATTATTATGGCTTCTAACAATGTTGCACCAGTATCACAAATATCATCAACAATGTAAACTCGTTTGCCTTTGAGTTCTAATTCCAATTCTTTAAGACACTTGATACCTCCAGAATTGTCTTGTCCTTCATATGATTTCAATCTCAAGAAATCTATTTCACAATCAACAGTCATTGCTCTGGTCAAATCTGAAAAGAAATGAATTGATCCATTTAATATGCAAATCATTACTGGGGGCATTGCATTACCCGAATCAATATGATCCTGCGAAATTTCTATTGCTAAATCCTTTACGCGTTCTGTGATTTGTTCTCGACTGATGATGATTTCCATAACCTGTATATGCCGTATAAATTAATAATAATGATAACTAAACTTAAAACCAAATGACTGAAATTGTTGATAAAAAAGTCATATGTAATCCAACCAATGTCTCCGGCAATCCATGTAACCATGGCAAGTTTTGTTCGGCCGGTTGCGTTGGATATGTATCCTAATAGTACTAATGCGGTACTAATCCATCCTAATGCTTCTATCATTTTGCAGATTTTACAACACCAATTTCTGATTCACGAACTAAATAAAGATCTTCATCTTCAATCACAATGCTTTTGTTTTCGCCTAGATTTGATTTGTAGATCATAACCGTATCGCCTGGTTTAACTGACATTGGTATTCTGTCTCCGGTCATTGTGAATAAGCCTGGGCCTACTGCTACAACTGTTCCTGCGTTAAACTGCATATCTCGATCTACCAAGATGATGCCGCTTTTAGTTTTCTCTGCTGTTTTTTCGATTTTCAATAAAACTTGATCTCCAATTGGATTCCATTCCATAACTTGTTCCTTTTTAACGATTAAATAATTCTGTAACTGTATTTTTGTTGATGTTATTTCCAACAAGTCGACCTCGTTCAGATCCAAATTCATCTATTAGAATAGCACATGGAATGCTTTTTACTAGATAATGGTCTGCTGTTGATTTGCTTGTTTCAACATCGATAAATGTAATTGGTAGTTGCGTTGCCAATTCTTTCATTTGCGGTTTGATCATTTTGCATGGTCCGCACCATTCTGCTGTGAAATAGATAATTTTTTTCATTGTTTTATCTCGTATTTAATGTTGATATTGCCAACGGTTGTTGTTACTGTCCAATTCATTTTTCTGCTTGTTGTTTTTGTTCTAATTCAGCACTTTCTTCTGGCGTAAGAATTGTAATAGTTCTTCTAGAAGTTCCATCGGGTCGTACTAGCAATTGTGGCGCAATAATTCCTTGATTGTATAACCAACTTGCTATTTTAAACTGTAATTTTACTATTAATGTTTTCATATTGTTTTTTGTTTTTGTTCTAATTCATCTAATAACATACGATATACTTGTTCTACACCACTAATACCTTGATATACTTCGAGATCATGTACCATGGTATAACTAGTTACGCCTGATACTAAAATGTTATCTTCAGCATCTAAAATTTGAATCTTTATCTTAAGATTTTGATCTTGTAATTGTGTCATATTTATCCTTTTTTTTAGTTTAATTCCCAATGCGGTCCTAGAATGAAACGTGTATCTGTCCAATACGTCACATCTGCTTTATGCTGTTCGACGAATTCTGAAAATGCTTCTTGTAATTGGTCATAATGGTTAAGTTTTGCTATGCGTATCATTTCTTCATAATGGTCTTCAAGAATATATCCTTTAAGTGGAGTTATACTTCCTACACATGAATGCAAAGTGATTCTGCGGCCATCATAGAGAACATAATACCAATCTTCGTCATCATCAGCTATACCAATGAAACGATAAACCTGGTCACTGCAAATTACGAATTGACCTTTGAACTCATTGAATTCTTTGGTAATGATTGTTAGATTATCTTGGCTCATACTCCCCTCTTTGTATCGTAACTTATTATGTGATCCCTTCCTGTCATGTTGTATCCCTTTTCAGCACACATTTCAAATACTACGGGATACATTCGAATCAATTCTTCTCTAGTGTCGCCAGCTGGCATAATGTATGTCTTATCTTTTGGAATATCTAAGAATTGACGTATTTTTTCAATCTCTGCTAGATTCTCTGCAGTGCCATCCCATACTGGTTTATAATGATAATCTGCATGAAATTCAATCATTTCCTTCATTGCTGTAAGATTCATACGGAATTTATTGTGTTGGCGAATCATAGATTCATCCGTGACCTTACCCTGCGGCGTACGTGTACCCAAAACGGGAATGCTATTGCTAAACTTAGGACTAAGACTGATAAGACCAATAGGATAATCAGTGCCAATAAAATGCGAGCCTTCAGTTTCAATAGTGATAAGAATGTCTCTTTCATGAGCAAAATGTGTTAATTCATTTACCAATGCTGGATGCATTGTGGGAGAACCTCCAGTTAACATCATTTCCTTGATATGAGGATTTTCATCATATATGGCAACGATGTCATTGAAAGTAAATGTTCCTTTCTCCGGGTGAATTGAACTATACCAGCTGTCACACCACCCGCCCTCTCCAAAAAAGCATCGATGAGTGCAACCTGTAGTTCTAACTGCAATAGTAGGCCGACCAAATCGAGAACCTTCTGATTGAACGCATCTATAAAGTTCTATTATGGGCAATATTTTTGTGTAATCTGTGATTCGGTTAGAATGGGAGGTCATAGTCATCTTCTAATTTAGTTGGTATTTCTAATTTTTTAATTACTTCAGCAAATTTAGCTTCTAAGTCTTCTAATCGTTTCTGTATTTTAATTAATTCAGAACGTCTTACAAATGGAGTTCGATCTACTTCAATGTTATTAGCATTGTCCGTGTTACCAAAATAATCATCTAGAAATGATAATGGATATATCTGTACTTGTGTATATTCTGGTCGCTGTGCTTCTTTTGGAAGAGTTCTCCATTTAATATCAACGCCTCGTTTAATGGCTTCTGCTGTAACTTCGCGACCTGTATTAGTGCCGCCAGAACCTTTACCTAAATACTCATAAAGTGATATGTATTGATCTTCACTCTTCATAACTTGCTGAATTTCTTTCGTGTTCATATACTTCTACTTTTGTTGCCTTAACTCTGCCTTCGGTTTCTTCTCGTAAAAAATCATTTATTGTTTTGTAAAGATATTCGGCAAATCGTTCACAACCTGTAGCTTCCATAATTCTGAGTTGGATTATGCCATCTTTATCCATTTGTTTAAAATTTTCTAAGTAAGGATCATCCTGTGCTATAATTGTAGTATGATCCAATAAAAATGCAAAATACTCTTTTGGGGACATACCAGAAATTGATGTTTTTGCACGTTTCATACCGCCAAAGTCAAATACCCAATTACGATGATCTAATTCACCTTCGAACCATACTCGGAATGATACTGCATATCCGTGGAGGAATTTGCAATGAGTGCCATCTGCTCGCCATTGACGAAAACATGTTGAATATCCGTCGAATAGTTTTGTTGATTGAAATCGTGCCATATTAATCTACTTTATCATAAGTTAATTCAAAAATATCAGGTTTACATGGATAAAATTCTCCTTTAACACCTTTGATAATATAATCGTTCCAAGAGATTTCCATATCTCCTTCTAAAGTTCTTATAAAGTGGTATAATCCTTCACCATCTGCTGAGGGGGTTACTTTTAGATTATCACCTAACATTTCATATACTTTTTCAATGTTATCAGAATTCCATTGAATTGCTTCAATTTCAACTGGTTTTTTTTTATATATTCCCATTTTATTATTTTTTTAATCCTAAATCTTTAAGTTGTTCTGATGTGAGTTTAACTATTGGTGCAATGTTATCAATATCCGGAACTGGGTCAGCTAAAAACATTTCTTTAGCCGATGTTGGTGTTTTAGATATACTTGGATCATATTCTTCTTCCAACTGAATTGTAATATATTCAGGAAAGAACATATTCATACCAATACCTACACAAACTGTTACTTCACTCATATTAATAACCTTTTACAAATTCATAAAATTCTGAACGAGCATTTCCGTCATTTAAGAATGCTCCAGATAGTTTTGCCGTTTATTTCTTATGGTTACTAACAATTGATAAAAATTCTTTACGAGCTTCCGGATCTGTTTTATAACATCCACCCATTTTACTAGTTACGGTATCAGAGTTTACATCTTGTATACCTCTACTTTTAACACAATAATGTGTTGCTTCTATAATCACAGCAATATTTTCAGTATCTAATATATAAGATAATGCGTAATAAATTTGTTCTGTTAATCGTTCTTGTATTTGAGGTCGTTTTGAGAAGAACTGAACAATTCTATTCAATTTACTTAATCCTAATACTTTATCTTTAGGAATATAACCAATATGACACCCACCGTCTATTATTACAAAATGATGTTCGCAATTAGATTGTACATTGATATTTCGTTCAATTACCATTTCGTCATAATTCATTTTATTATCAACGGTAGTTGCCTTAGGAAAGTTTTTATAATCCAATCCAAAAAATATTTCATTAACATACATTTTTGCTACACGAGACGGTGTATCTTGTAATGAATCGTCGGATAAATCTAATTCTAACAATTCCATAATATCCGAAAATTTATCGCGGATTGCTTCAATTTTTTCTTGGTTAGATAATCTATTTTCTTTTATTGGAGTTTCTACACCATGTTTGATTAAAAATTGTTGTACTTCTAATCCTAATTTTTCATCTGTTTTCATATATGTTCTTTTTTTTATTAATAATATAAGATATTTTATTGGTGTTTCAAAGTTTTCTCACCTTTTTTATGTGAAGGTTCATATGGACAATGTCTACAACCATTTCCGCAGCATGTTCCTCGCCTACGGTGATATGATTCGGTCATTACCCGACGTCCATTTTCATAATAGAAATCGCTCGGAAGGAGCTTGTTGCTAAACTCCTTCACAAACTGTTGTTGTATCCAATCTTTTGATGCTGATTGTATCATGTTATCCGTTTTGCTGTCTTAAATTGTAAAATGCTATTAGAACTTGATATGTCAATGTAATATCATTGCCCCATGTTACCCGAATTGCCATTAGCGAACCTCACACGCGCCTCCGCTGCAAGCTAACTCGCCTGACAGGTCTGTATTATCGTCTAATTCAATAACTTGACTCAAATCAATGTTATGAAGAGATTTCATCATTTCTTCATATTGTTCTTTAGTAATATCCTCGAAGGGTGCTTGAGTGTAAGTTCCTCCATTGTATGGCAGAACTGATAATCCGTTATAATTTTGACGTTCATTCCACATCCATTCTCCTGCCAATTCCCATTCATCATCACGTAAAGATACCGTTGCAGATACATTGTGAGTATTGTTTCCGCTTCTATGTCCTGGTTTAACCCATTCTAAATGTACTCGTTTAATACGATCCAATAATTGGAATGGAGATTCTGTTCTCATAATTGCACCTTCTGGCGCTTTTTGTGGAATTGAAATAACTGCTGTATCGTGTGGACGGAAATATTCATCTTCAATTAATTCTGGGTGATTAATTGCTAGGTAAGAATAAATTGCTTCATTCTTTCCAACACGAATTCTACGGATATAGTAATCATTATGCCAGGCGTGAATTCCAGATGATGTTCCAAGTGCTAATGATGTTGTTCCTGCAGGTTTAACTGTGGTTGTACGAGCTGAACGATTAATACCAATAAGATTTGCAACACGTTCATTTTCCGTTTTAACAGCTCGTGCTGCTGCTTTCATATCATATCCTAATACCGTTCCGGAACCAATACCTGTCATTGATACTCCAATAAGTGCATCTTTTTCAGTTGTGCGTTTCCAAATCGGACGTAGATAATGAAAATCAGTGTAACCTGCTTGAAGTGTTCCAATAAATGCTGCTGCTCGAACACGTGCTTCTAAATCTTCTTGTGATTCAATATCCGATGCATTTACTTCACAAAGATTACAGAATTGAAATGGACGAAGTGCAATTTCGCAGCATGGATTAGTTCCCCAATCTTTATCATTTGTAAGATAGATTCCTGGTTCTCCCGCTCCTGACAATTCAACGCGCTTCCAAAGATCCATGAAGAATTCTCGTGTAAGTTTATGACGCATTAACGTTGCTGAATTGTTAGCACGACCTCTTTGTGGATTTGTTTCCCACCAATTGCCTGACTTACATGCAATCATTTCTTCATCATCTGCACTAAACAAACTAATAAGAGCTGCTCTACGAATACCGCCGGCCAATACTGCATCTGCAACATGACAAACCATATCGTGCACTTCAATCGGTGAAAGTTTTTCTCCATCTTCTTTTGCATCTAAAATACCTGTTAGTTTAATTAAACATTCTTTAAGTGGTTGTGGTCCTGGTGCTTTTCCTCCTGATGTAACTAGACGTGCACCTTTTGGACGAATATCGGAGAAATCAAATACGAATGTTGATCCGCCTTCAAAATAAGATTTAACAACTGCTTTAACTGCATCAGCCCAACCTTCAATTGAATCTGCAATTAGGAAGCGACGTGTCTTTTTAGGATTAGGTTTACGAATTTCTGGTAATTTTTCAACATGATGTAATTGAACCGAATATCCTACACCTGTTCCTCCTAAGAGTAAAAACATTGCTTCACCAAATGCTCGGTAATCATCAATTGGAAGATATGCACAATTGTAAATACGGTTTGGAGAGATTTCAATTGGTTTACCGCCAAATTGTAAACTACGCATTGAAGGTAGTATCTTTTTATTGTAAACAAACTGATATGCAGATTCAATTTCATCCTGTAACTGTGGATACTTTTTAATGTGCATCAATTTGTTTCTTGTAACTAATTCATCCCATGTTTCTCGACGGTTGAGTTCTGGAATATATTTCGCATACTTCATGTATACTGTAATTTCACTTAAAATTTTGTTTGAAATCTCCATTGCATAAATCCTTTTAATGTTGTTAACTTAATTTGTTTTTAGATAAAAAAAGGCCGGAGTATTTCGTCCGGGCCTAATTTCATATAAATATGTTTTTATCCTAATTGTCCACCCAAGTCTTTAAACTTTTGTGCCAAACTTTTCTTAATTAAATTTTCACCAGTTTTCATAGTTTGAGTTGTTTGTTTGCCTTGCGTAGTGTCTGGTTCAAAGAATTGAAATTGACCATTATTGGTATTGATTTTACTAGGCAACGTAATACCATCTGGGCCAAAACGATTCTTAATAACATGTCCTCGTCCTGTTCCTGACATCTTGTCTTCTACTTTTCGGGACAACGACATCAAGAAATCTGCAACCATTACTTTTCCATATGATGATGCTATTTTGTCAGCTTCGATAACATCTTCTTCCAATGCTGACCTACCTGCTTGTGAAGCTGTCCAGACAGGAATACCATACTCTCCTGCCATTCCCCGTAATTCTTCATATAATTCTTCAAGAGCTTCATGTTTGTCCTTTTTCATGTTTATTTTGAGCAAGTCGCCGTAATCTACTATGATTAAATTTGGTGTTTTGCCGAGCATGATTGTTTTTTCTAAATGTGCCTTAAGACCCATTATACCAACTGACTTGGTTGGAAAATATTTCACCACTAAATCACCTTTAAGACTGTGCATACGTTCTTCTACAGTGTCTTGGTGGTTCTTTAATGTCTGTGCGTTGATACCGGTTAAAACGGAGTCATAGCGCTGGCCTACGTAGTTTTCATTAAGCTCTAAGGTGTAATGTATGACGCAATGACCTGCTTTTACGGCATTAGCTCCGATGTTGATAAGCATCCATGATTTACCAATACCAGCAGGAGCCATAACTACTCCTAATTCGCCCGGGGCTAATCCGCCATCCATTAAATCATCAATAACATCCCAACCCGTAGTAATTGTATGTCGTGATGCTTCTGCATATCGTGCTGCAATGTTCAATTTGTATTCTAATCCAATATTGGTATCGGCACCCGCTTTCATGGCACCATCGATCTTGGTTTTGATTTCATCATAGTTCCCCATTTTAAGAAGACCTACTGAATCCATTATGGCTCGTTTGATTTCTTGATTCTTACAAAACCGCAGAATTTCATCTTTAACAAAAGAAAGGTCATCGGATTCCATGAATCGAAATACTTCTTTAAGTTGTTCTAGTATTGCAGTTTTTAGAATATCATTATCAATCTCCGTTACTTTAACTTTGAGTACATCTTTCGAAGGAGGTGTTTTATATTCTCGGAAGTGTGATATTATGATTTCCAACAACCAACTATTTGCATCTGATTCAAAATAATCTGGTTGAATGATGTCAGCAATTTGCTGTAAAAATGATCGGTCGGTAAACATGGCTGCTAAGACCTTTACTTGAAAGCCGTAGCCATATTCACTTAGTTTATCTGTCATACTTTATATATAATAAAACTTGTTGAATATTCAAATCAATTGTGTGTTTGTTTTGCAAATGCATTCAATGATAACCATGTATTAGTTAACCAATCTGGTAGATTCTTCATGATAGCCCACATCTTATCTTCATAGAATAATCTTTGAAATTCTGCTCGATTCAATTCTGGAATTGGGTGTTCCATTATGCCTCGAATCTTTGATGCAGTCTGTGCTGGTATGTCTAACAGCTTGATGTTCATTAATTGATAATTCTGTTCAAGTATCCGGGAATTATCTAGAATCTTTTGCCATGATTTTGATTCTGTTTGATGTTGTTGACATTTTTCTAGCAACATTTCCGGTGTAAATTCTGTAGCATCTCCTAATTCGGGAACTAATTTCAATATGGTTTTAGGGCCAATTCCACTGATACCTGGTATGTTATCTGATGCATCTCCTGTGAAAGAACGATACACGACCATGTTTGCAGGATGAACTCCGAATTCATCTAGAACTGCTTGAGTGTCATACATTTTCTTTTTGATTGGAGACCAAACTTGGATTCGATCATCTACCAATTGATAAAAATCTCGATCCGTTGAAACTATGGTTATCTTTTTGCACTCCGTTTCATACATTTGAGCAATATAAGCAATTGCATCATCTGCTTCAATTCCATCCATAGCCATGAATGTTACCGGCAAATAATCTAGATAAGAAATCAATCTGCTGAACTGATGTCGCATTGATTCTTGTTCTTCTTCAATCGTTGAGTCATGGTGGTCATGACGCCGTAATCTTGTTTTATTGGCTCGATTGGCTTTGTAATCACCATATATGCGTTTGCGTTTTGCAGATCCTCCTCGACCATCAAAAACAATTATGCAACGTGATGGACGAAAGTCTCGAACTGTTTTACCAATAGAATACAAGAAACCAGAAATTCCTCCTATGTGATCTCCATCTTCGTTATATGCTGGAGTAGCGCCGAATGCTCTGATGAAAGCATTTAAGCCGTCAAAAATCATGAGATGATCATTGACTTTTGACGGACCTAAATTCTTTTCTTGTTGTAACTCTTTAAATAATCTTTGATACTTATTCATCTATCATTCTTCATCATAAACTTCATCAGTGATAATCACATCATCAATTCCGCCATCAATTCCGGCTTGGTATTTGAATATGTAAGCATCGCAGATTCTTTGATATAACCGTTCTTTCACTTCTGGTTTTGTAATCACCTTTTCGAGAAAGTTTTTTGATTGAAATTTGATTTCACCATATGTTTCCCCGGTAGCGATATCAACATCTTCCAATGTATAATGTGCACCTGCTTGTTTCACTAGATCAAATTTCTTCATTGTTTCTAACCAACCACCATAATTATCAATTCCTGAATCATAGTAGATTTCGTAATTTACCTTGCGGTGTGGTGGTCCCATTCTGTTCTTAACAACTTGCACTTCTGTTTTGCTACCAACAACTTGTTCAACTCCATTTATCTTGGCTTTGATCATTCCGGTATTCTTTAAACGAAGACGAACTGATGCATGAAATGGAATTGCCTTACCACCCGCCGTTGTCCATTGGTCTCCAAATGATACACCCATTTTGGTTCTGAGCTGATTGGTAAATATCAGGCAAATTCGTTCCCGGGCAATCCAATTGGTAACTTTACGCATTGCTTTTGATAGAATAATTGATTTGCTAGTTGCATAACCATCTTTGTCATATTCTGCAGACATTTCAATTTTAGTTGAAGCACCCATGATTGAATCCACAATAATCGTAACTAAACGATCTTTGTCTGATTTACGTACTTGTTCAACTATAGTTTCAATTGTTTCAAAAATTTCTTCAACTGTCTCTAATGGAACATACAACATGGTTTTCAAATCAACTCCAATTGCCGTCAAAAATTCACTGCTTGTTGCTGATTCAGTATCAATGTAAACTGCTAAACCACCTTTCTTTTGCGTTTCTGCTAAAGTATGTGCTGCTAACAAAGATTTACCAGATGCTTCCAATCCGGTGATTTCGGTGATTCGGCCTACCGGGAATCCTCCATGGGGACGATTTGATATTGCTAAATCCAAAGAATCACAGCCAGATGAAATCCATTCTTTAACATTGCTCGGCGAATCTGCATCACCATCTAAAAAGAACGCTGTTTTAAGAGCTTGTCCTTTAAATTGTTTGTTGATGCTTTCTGCTAAGGTGTTTGCTAAACTGTCTTCGATTTCTAGTTTGCTTTTAGTTTTCGCCATGATTTACTCCTATGAATTGAATAAATCATTGAATGCTGCAGATACATCTTCAACTTTACTTGCTGCTGGACTTGGTGTTGCGGCCTTTGCAGTTTTAGCTGGTGCTGGTGTTGTTGGTGCATCTTCATCTTCATCAACATCTGAGTCAGCTGATTCTGGATTCATCCATTCTTTAAGAGCTGCTTCTAATTCGTCATAAGTTGGTTCTGGAAATAAATCAGTGATTTGAGGTTGATTCATGATTTTTTGTGCAATCTCTTTATCTTCAGTTGCTGGTTGTGTATTCGGTTTAACACGAATTGATGTTTTTGGATAATTTGCACCTTCTGCTGGAACAAACTCTACATCAATATCACGACCATTCATAAGATCCGTAATATCACCATAATCTGCATCTGAAATGATTGAAAGAAGTTCTGCGTAAATTGTTTTACCAAATCCCCAAAACTTAACTCCTTCGGACTCTTTTCCACGCACGATGATTGGAACATAAGTTCTCATTTTCGGTTCAATTTTACGACCCATTAGCCACTCATCTTTGTCTCCGGTTTTCTTTAATTTGTCTGCAAACTCAACGATTGGATCTGCATTACCAAATGAAATTGGCGACAACATGGATTTCTTTCCGATGTCATAATGAAAATACAATTCTAAAAACGGATTGTCTTTGCGGTGGATGTATGGCACGATTCTAATACGTGATTTTCCTGCTTCAGGTTTCCACAAATTTTGTTTTTTGTCATCAGTCTTGTTCAACTGATTAAGTTTTGCCTTGATGGCATCAAGATTTAAGCCCATTGGTTAATTCCTTTTAAATGGTTAATAAAAATATAAATTATTAATTATAATATAGATAATTAATTCGGTAAATCAAAGTAAATAGTTAAGTTTTTTTGTTTATTTGGTTATCTTAATTTAGCGTAGTATTATCACCCATACCTAACTTCCAAGCAGCTCGCCTATATAGGTCTTCAACAGTATCAGGGGCATATCCAATTTTACGTAATGTATCTAATATTTGTTTTTCGTCTTCTTTTTTAATTCCAATTTCTAGTTCATCATAATAACGTCCTTGATCAAGTTTTGCTCGTAATCCCGCGTTTTCAAATGCCTTTTTTATGCGGTCCGCATGATGAGTCTTAAGAATGTTAGTGTAGTCTGGGTTTGGAAGATGTCCTAAATAAATGTAATAAGTTGAAAACCAATCTGTTTCCGATTTATCCGGAAATCCGTTGTTGTTTTGATCTGTATCTTCGCTTAATAAGTTTTTAGTATTAAACCGACGCATATTTTCTGCGAGTAATTTTTCTAAGTTTTTCATTGGGTTTCCCATTAGTCATTTTCAATATCACGTGCAAAGTTTTTTATTGCTTTGATGATTGCATCAATTTGACGATCATACATTTGTCGTTTTTCTGGTTGTTCTGTTATGTCATCAACATCATCTGCTGTCATTGTAGTTAATTCGGCAACTGCATTTAGTATGTGTTGATACACTTTCTTTTCAGTTTCATTTAATCTGCCAACTGCTAATGCTTTATATTCTTGTTCCGTAAGAACATTTTTTAACTTTATCATCATCAACCTTTTATATAAATAAATATCAACGCCAAGAGAATTTCTTAAAGAAAACTAAGTCAATTACCCGATAACTTGATGCATCTGTAAGTATGAATGAATTTTGATACATGCTCCAATCCAATTGATATGTTCGATCCAATACTCCATTGTTTACCGCTCGGATTATTTCATTGAGTGCATTTACTGTATATAAAGTATTGGTTTCTTTTTTACGATGTATGCTTATGGTATTCTGTCCCCGTTGTGTTCCTGCATCTGCATTATACGTGCAATACAAATTATCCGGAGCATCTCCGTTTGCGAACACAAATATTCGTTGTTCTGGTATCTCGTAGCTTCCTTGTATGTAATCAATAATGATGTTTAAATCTGATCTGTGTGCAAATGTGCAAAGTAGTTGGGTTTTCACTATTCATATTCCTCGGTTATTTCGGTATCACTTAAATCAATTTTTTCTGTACCAATGGCTTTTTCTATTATTCGTATCTTGCCGGCATCGATAACTACATATCTAAAATCACTTGTAACTCGTATGCGATCTTTTCTGAAAACAATGAATTGCAAATCTGTTCCGATGATAGAATCAACTGCTTCTTGCAGGTCTGTATCTAATGCATCTGGAGTTCTTACATATTTCAAACGTCTCAACTCTGCATTGATATATGTTATATCCTGGCTACCGTCTTCAATAGGTTTGATAATCAATGAGCCATCTGGATTTTTCTTTAATGGTTCAATTGACATTTCTACCGGTGTTGCATTCGGTCCTCGCAAGATAACATTGGTATATCCTTGTATGTCAGAATTCAATGCATTTGCTTCACGGTAAAACTGCATCAAGAATTGCTTATCCTTCATGTTCAAGTTCCCAGCTAAAATAAATGCTCTTCGTTCATCTAAATATGCAATTGAATCTAATAATGATTGATCAAAATATTTATGGAAATCAAATTTTGGGTTTTCCATGGTTCCGCGTAATTGATCGATGCGTTTCAATGTGGTTACTATTTCATCCCAAAACTTAAATCTAGTTACACTGCCTTTAGTTCCTAATCGAATTGATTTTGCATTGCCTTTGCCACCTGTATAATCTTTAATTTCATATGGTCGATTTTCAACAGTCATATCAAACGATGTTCCTCCACCATTAATTTGAGCTCCATTAATCATGGTAGCTAATAGGATTTCGCCTTTTCCTAGACCTTTCGGTTCAATCCGGAACAATTCATGAGCTATTCCTGATCGGAAATTTATACGGTTCAATTGTTCTTCATCAACGCCGTTTTGTGAATATAACAATGAGGCAAATTGTATGCATTGTTCTTCACGAATGCCATTTAGAAACTGCAATGTTGCTGCATCTGCTTCAGTTGGCAGTAAACTTAAAAATTGACGAAATTCAGCAACTTTACCTGCAGATGTAATTGCATCAATCAATAGTTGATTTTCTATAGAATCAAATTGTACTGATTCGGATATAACTTGTTTAACATGACCTTGAGCTCGTTCAACAATTAGCCGAGCTTCGTCCGGGGTGATTTTAGCAAATTCCAATAAAACGTTGTATAATACTTCGTAATCTTTAGAATTTGACGGATAGCCTTTCGGTAATCTGTAACACCACTCCGTTAAAATTAAATCTATGTTCATATATTGATTGTTTTCATTTTATCATAAATATCACCAACTTTCGTTTTGACCGGGAAATTGCCTTGTTCTAATATGGCTTTAATTTCTGGTAAAAGTTGTTTTGCTTCTTGCATTGTCACATCAAATAATACAGAATCATATGTATATAGAATCATGCAACTTTGATATGGTTCTAATAAGTCTTGTACTAGCCGGAGTTTTTCAACAGACACTTCGGTCTCAGTGGCTTGTAGGTAGTAATTGAACAATTTGTTTGCAGTCATATTTTTCAAAGTGTCTGCAGTTAATCGTCGTTTAAGAACGGGTGTTTCAATGTATCGTTTTGTTTTCCATTTGTTCCATAGTGTGTATATGAAATCATTTACTTGCCGGAAGAATGGAATTGATAGGAATTCTGAATCAATACCTCCATACAACAATCTGAATGTTATTGCCTTGCTTTCATCTCGTTGCTCGTCTGTCAATTCACTAACACCAAAATAAAATTGTCCTAAATAATCATGTATAGATGATGCTGGCAATGCATATCCTACTAATCGAGCAATCAATCTAACATGATATGAATCAAAGTCCATTTCTATTAATGCACCTACTTCAAACCTACTTGAAAATGCTGCACGAGTTCCATCTTCTTTGTTCATTGCTGCAAAATTGAATCCTCGAAATGCATTGCTAGGTCGACCTGTGGTTGTATGATAATTGTATTGTGAATAAACTCGTCCTGCATGTTGTATGTCTGGCATTCGAAATGAATCATTAACTTGCAATCCATTGTGTTCAATTGCAGCAAATACCTTGGGATAGGTTTCATTGAAATGTTTATATGATGCTGACATTTCTGCATTCACACACATTGGCCAAGCATAGTGCCGGATCTTTTGACACATTGCTAAATGTTGTTGCAAAGGAACAATTGCATTAACTTGCGGCATTGTACCGTGCCTTCTCCAATAAAATGAATGAGCTGCAGTTGGATAATGCGATTCATCATATGCTTCTCCATATGTATACCACCACAATGTCTTAACATCCCATACAGACGCATTACCTCCCGTTTGAAGCCATTGCTTCTTGTCATGAACAAAGATATTCTCCATTGCTAAAAACTGCGGTACAAGCTCAGGAAAGCCCCTTACTTGTTCAGTATGTCGGAATGGAACAATGTATTCATCTGCTTCATTGTATATGTATAATGCAATCAGTGGATTATGCGATACATGATGCGTTGGACTTGCAAATATTGGTACGAACAAGGTTTTCTGCTCTGCAATTCTTTTTAGCAGATTTAGTGCATCTTGTTCATGGTCCAGTATCATACTAAATAATATGAAAAATAATGCAGAAATCCAAATTTAATTGATATTTCTAGGCACTACATAATCTGTGTCTGAATAAAATTCTGTTAGATTTGTCAATTTAGAACTAATACCAGGAATCTGTTTTTCTATCTGTTTGATTGATTGCCGATTTGCATCTAGAACTCCGGTGACTTTTACAGGAACAGTTACGGTTTGCAGTGGACCTGTAATCTGCCATCGCAATGCAGCTGCAGTGTACATGTTGTTATCAATGCGTTGATTTTGATATGATGTATATTGTTCTTGAGATACTTCAATGATTACGGTTTCATTGATCTTTTTCAAGAAATACCGCATGATGAAACCATCTTTTCGTTGTGATTCTGTAATGCGAATTGCTACGGGTCTTGGTGTTTGAAAGTTTACATCGACATTTGGTTGAACTTGTACATATTGTTTAACAAGTTCCGGTTGTTGTTTCAATGCAACTAATCGACGTGATATGTTAGGTCGCCACGTTGGTTGTGTGAATGTTTCTTGTGTAGTAGTATATTGATGATATAGTCCGCGATATTCCACACCATCTTCAGTTTGCCATTCTCCCCCATAAGTATACAAGTTGTTTCGTGTTTCAGCAACACTATATCGTATTTTAATTCTAGTATCCATATCAATCAAATCTTGGTCGCATCATGCATGAAACTTTAGTTGTCCATTCTCCTGCTTCTGATACACTATGCGATATACCTTTTATGGTGAATGTTGTGCATCTTCTGTATTTTTCTGGTATTCCTGGAAAATCTACAATATCTCCGTAACGAAATCCATTAATGCCATCAATTGTAAATTCAGCATCAATTGGAAATACTGGTGCTGCAAGTTGGTTGCTCTGTTCTATGGTTGGACGTGGATATTGTATGTATTTTTTCAATGCAGCTGCCAATGAAATTTGTTTCTGAGTGTTTGTCGGATCTGCACCGAAAGCTTCTCGAGCATCATGCAGTTGTTTTAGATATTTTTCGTGAGTTTCTTTGTATTGTTCTGCAAGTTTACGAGTCATTTCTTTATCACCATAAACAACCGTATCAGTAGTATTAGCTCCAGTGCCACTTCGTTTTGTTGCTGCATTATTGTACATGAAATTCATATATGGAGCTACCTGATCTTCCGTAACCTTGTCACTGCTGTTGATAGCATACATTAAACTTTGTGCATTACTTGGTAGTTTAGCAGAAAGTTTGAAATCTCTAACTATAGTACCACGTGGATCATTTGCAAACATCGGAATCAAAAATGGTTGTGGTTTTGGATTGGATGGATCAAATATCCAATTAGCATCTCGAAAATACATTAATAATGGATATGATGGATCTGCTGTTAGTTTTAAATCAATTGCACCGCCTGTTGCTGAATTAATTTTAGCGCTAATGCGTTCTAAAAAAGCTTTTACTGTAAATTGATCCTTAGTTCCAGCTAATTCATTAATAATAGTTTCAACGACTTTTAAATTTATCATGATGTGCCCAGGTCGGCCGGAATCGTCATTTCGTTGAGATACTGCTTTTTCTCTAGCAGTCGGATAAAAAGTAGGCGTAACGGATAACTCTGATAACACATCTTTAGTAAAATCTAAATTTGGAAACCATTTCCTAGCTGGCTTTTTATCTTTCTCTAAATTAAATTTCGTATTTTTCTTGTTAAACCACCCATAACAATCTGTGCCTACATTTGCAGTTGGATTGACGATATGTCCAGGTAGTAAAATGTTATCTGGATCTGAAGAACATAAATTAGGATAATAGTTACATCGTATATTGTTGTTAGCGCTTGTTAATATTGTTGGTTTATCAACATTTAATTTAATTTTGGTTAAAATCTTTCTATTAATAAATGACATCAAATAATTAAGATTGATAAACATGTTCGAATTTCCGGTAATACTAGTATGGCCAGCAAAATATGCTTTTGGATTGTTTCGGTCAAAACCTTGACTTAGACCAAACGCCCATTTAACGCCAGTTTCATCAGTTTTAAGTTTATATAATGTAGATACTTCATCATATATTGCTTGGTAAAATGATTTTGCTTGGTCAACTATTTCTGGATCTTGTGATGCAGAGACTTCAGCAGCCGTTCCAGTTTGCATAATCATTGACAGATCTGTATACACCATGCTTGTACCTAGAATATAAACTGTCATTGTAACTGAACCATCTTGTGTGTATTGATATTCAAATGATGTTATCAAACCTTCAAAACGTATTTCATTCATCTTTCGTAGTTCATCATATTCTTGCTTAGTTATTGAACTATTTTCTTTTAGAAATTCAAAATTTGGTAATGATTTTTGATCTAATAATCCATTAACATTTGCTACATCTCGTGTCATTAAGGCTGAATCTGGATGAGCTATTAATAAAGAACAATAACGTCCGGGACGAGCATACACACTTTCCATGAAATCTAAATCACGTTCTGGATTCGGAATAATTATGTTGATAGTTGCTTTGTTAGTTAAACCTCTAGAATTATCATTGATCGCTAATTCGACCCCGTTAATAAATGGAGGAATACGATATGATGTATTGTTTAATTTTTCTGTTTTAGTTTGTGCTGCGACTGTTACCGAATCATCTAAAACTCCAGTAGTCCAACGCGTTTCTGCTAATGTATATGGTCGTTCTGATAAGAATCCGTAATCGCCTCCTGGTAAATATTCTCCAGTTAATACGGTTTTGCCGCCTAATGTATGTACAATTTTAGTAGCATCCCGACGATTACCTTCATAAGCCGTTACTTCAGCATTTGCAATCTTCTCGGTCATGTAACGAAGTGCCGTTTCAGAACGGTCTGTTTTGCCGGCGCTGGCGCGAAGAAGCAATTCTTGCTGTAAGTTTGGGTCTACTTGTGAATAAAATATTTGACTCATCTTGTTAAATTTGCGGTTCTAATTAGTTCTATAACATTGGGTTTAGGTGGCATTCGTAACACGGTATTAGCTGGTACTATAAATGTTCCACGTGGTATATTGTTTGATGCTGCAATGATCCACCACGCCGCAACATCATCATAAAAATTTACAGCTAAACGATCTAAACGCTCTGGTGTAAGAATTTGAATGAATGTATCTGCTGCAGATGGCGGAACACTAGGAAATATAGTAGTTTCTAATCGGCGCTTACCGGATGGCGTTTTCAATTGATTTGTAGTTGCGTATCTCATTTTATTTTTTATTTAATACAAGTTCACCGGGCATTTCACGAGTAGTTAATTGTGGTTTATTTGTTGATTTATATTGTTGATTTTTTTCTAATGCAGCTTTTGCTTCTCTATTGAATTTGTCTATTCTGAGTTGGTTATTTGTTCGTTCTTGTATACCATCACTCAACCAATTATCAGTTCCAGGTAATGATCCGAACTCATCAAATCGTTTTGATAATGAATAGAATTGACCTCCTTTCTGCGGAAGCCAATCTCCAATTACATTGAATGCAATTGAAACTTTAACCATTAATGGTACTTGCATCATGGTTGGATCATCTTCCATGTTGATTTCCCATGGCGAATCTGCATCACCCAATGTATATGATAAACTAGATATGATAACTGGCATTTGATTGTATAAATCTCCAACCGTTATGCGCATCCATGGACCTTTAAATCCTATAGTATCACTTGCATATTCTGGTGTTGTATATCCAGCAAGAGCATTCAATTTACGATATATAGGTTTTAATTCATCTCGGTCCGTTGCATATACTGTAAAATCCATACTCATATCTCTGCTATACCCGGAGTAATGATAATTTGGATCTGCACGACCCATTAATTGTACTGCATTCCATTGTGGATTAAATGTGTCTGAAATGCTTCCGAGTGTTGCACGAAAAACAATAACATCATCTTTTGCAGTTTCATCTTCTTTTAAATGCGGGGCTAATTTAGGTCCAGTAAAGAAGAATTTAATGAAATCTTGAGTTTCTTGAAATCCGATATCGGATAATCCGATTACATGATTTTTCCATTTATATATAGCACCTAAATTACCATTTGGTTGATAATCAATAACATTGACTTTATCTCCGCGGAATGGTGTTGCTATCGATAGTGGGTGAATGACAGGTTTCCATGTTTTATCTGCGCTCGACCAACGTGTTGCAACATGACTTTGTTGAGTAAAATCATTGCGAAGTGCATATGGATTTCCATGATCTCCCCAACCATAACCATATTTACCAAAACCATCTCGATTGAATATGGTATATGCGCCGCCTGGTTGTGCCGATAATGCAGCAAGTTGTGCCGCTCTTGCTGTAAATTTTCTTGCAAGTAATGATGCACCATCTAATCTCGTATCTGCAGAAAGCCCAATATTACGTATGCCTTTTCTGCTACGAAAATCATTGAGAGTGATCCATGGCAAGTTCCAAAGCTGAGTGAATGGTGATGTGGAATATGGCGGATCATTAGGATTAGCTAAATTAATGAAATTGTTGTATACTGCACTTACTTGTGGTACTCCTAATCCACTACCAATAACGGTTGCACCTAAACCAATAAGTCGTTGGTTTGTTGAGCTTAGTGTTATGTTGCTATGTAATTGTGTTGAACTCATTGCAGTTATCCGTTTATTGATCGATTAGAAAATTCTATTGCTTTTGTTAAGTTGTATCCATCTAGTACTAATATCATACCTGCCAATGCATTTTTAATTTCTGCTGCTACAGTTCGGGCAATTGGAAGAGGATCTACCACTGCAGTTTTGCCTCCGGTCATTGAATCAACTGCTGATGCTAATTGTCCGGTGCCTGTGCTAGCAAGTAATGCTGCACCATCTGGCACGGTTGCAAATTTATCTGCCGGATGGAATTGGATTACACCATCATTGACCATGACCGCATCTTTTCCTGTTGTTCCGGTGGCGGTGGAACGAAAAACAACATCAGAAAATGCTTTTAATTTTTCTGTAGCAGTTGTTAATGCTGTTCCAAATATTGGAATTTGATCGCCTAATCCTTTTAGATTTGTAGTTACTACAGTTGAAGCACCTCCCATTAATTGACTTGCCCCTACTATAGAAGCTAAAGATCCTTTCATACCCATTGATGCTATATCAGCTGAAGCTCCGACGAATGTGCCAGCTCCGCCTGTTTTATCAGCGCCTAAAATTGCACTTTGTGATTCTTTAATAGCAGCTGCTTGAGATCCAGGGGCAGTTCCAACTGCTATTCGAATTCCATTCGTGAGTGCAGCATTATAAAAATCTGCTGCTAGTTGGTCTGTTGTCTTTTGACTTTGTTCTTTTTTAATTTGATCAAATGTAGCCTTTTGATCGTCAGTCATTTGTTCGTATGATTTTGCAAAATCTTCTGGCGACATTGCTAACAATTTATCAACACTAGCAGTATCCATTCCGGTTTTTTTATACAACTTTTGCATTTGATATGATTTCATCAATGCCTCTTCAGTCATACCTAATGTTTTCGCTAATTGTTCTTTAGCATAAAAATTATTGCCTTCTAATATATCTTGCTGTGATTCATAAACATCATTCATGGCTTCTGCCATTTTTAGTGGATTGCCAGCTAATTTTGCTTCTTGGAATTTTTGAGCTATACTTTGCCCGTTTTGATCTATTAAACGTTTACCACTGATTAATTGATATTCTAATTCATTATTTACAGATTCTTCTATGTTTAAAAAACCTTTTGCAGTTGCATCAAGTTGTTTGAATGTAACGCCTAAAACTTTAGCTTTAACAACTGCTAATTCTAATTGACCAGGCATTTTTTTATATTGCATTTGAATATCAGCTCCTAGCATAGCAACATCTTGCAATATTGAACTAAATTGTCCGGTCATGCCTGTTGTTTTTTCAAGTCGATCTGCTAATTCATTAGTCGCTCCTATCATGCCCATACTTGATTTATCCATTCCGGCAGCATAAAGTTCATAATTTAAAGCAGCTTCGCCGGTTACGCCTAGATGTTCTTCTAACAATGTGTTAGACATCAATATACCTTTACCAAACTTGCTGTTTTGAGCTATGATTTTACCCATTCCTGGCAATAGATCTTTTTCGATTCGCATTCCGGTTTTCCGGATTTGAGCACCTCCCGTACCTAAACTAACTGCTAGAGCATCATATGATTCGCCTAATGTTGCCGCTTCTGCGGAATTTATTCGAAATGATTTATTAAGTTCTTTATTTCTCTGTTCTAGATATGTAGCTTGTTCAATTAATTTAGTAGCTGCCCCGGCAGTGTCTTCGAAAACTTTAGCTAGTTTTCCAATTCCCATTTGTATCGCTAATGATTCATTAGCTAATGTGCTAGCAACTTTTGAAAAGTCAGATAAAATTACATTAGCTAATTTATCAATTGACTGTTCTATTGCATTTACATCTGATTGTAATGCTAATTTCATAGCTTCCATATTACCAATGTATCGCTTAGACATATCATCATCAGGCATACCATGACGCGGTTGATGTTTTAAACGGGAAATCAGTATGTAGTGTGAATGCATCATATAATCATAAATATCTGTTACTGGGTTTTTCTGGGTGCAGCTCGTTTAGGGCCTGTGTTGTTAGTTCCTGTATTTTTTGGATTGCGAGCTTCAATGATGTCATTGACTTTCTTAGTCCACAGTTTGCGGATAGGTATAGGCATATTATATATAGTATCCCAGTCCCAACGTCCTTCGCCCCACCAAATCATGTTGAATATGTTTTCGTGCAATGCAACGCGGTCTTCTGGCTTATAACCAAAGAAGGTCTGATCTAAGTGGAAACCCGGCTGTGAAGGTGCCTCCCTCTTCACCTTCGAATGTTGCTTCTAAGTTTATGCCTGGTATATGTTCTGCTACATGACGGCGAAATGCTCTAGATTCTAATGGTGTCATTTGATAGCGAATAAATTGTTCAATGTCGTGTTGTTTTCTGGATCCATTAACTTCAGCAATCGAACGCGCTAAAAAATCTGAAACTGTATGTTCATCTGAGATTGAATCTACTTCTCGTTTGTTAAGAAATCGAAATTTGATGTCAATACCTTCCGCAGTATATGTAAATTCACCTTGTGAATTAGATGTTATGTCAAACGGACGCATTGTTAACTTGGATAAATCTAGTGTTCGTATGTAACTTTTATTGGTGGCGGGATCTGTTACTGCAACTGTATATTCTGAACCAAAACCATGAACCCGTGCTGCAATGATAAGATATTCTTTGTCTGAAATAATCAAATCATCAACATCAACTGGTTCTAATAGCAGAGACTGCAAAAGTTTATCTAAAACTGTATTTTGTTTAATATACGTTATATTTGTTAGGATATCTTCATCATATGCAGTCATGTATCGCATTTCTACAGTGCCTTTTCGTAATGGGCTTGATTCTGGATAAACTAGACCTTTGCTAGGCAATGTTACAGCAATTGAAGGTATTGTGCTTCTCTGCTTGTTTTCGTATTGTTGTTTTGCTAATTCGATAAGATTCTTATCATTAAAACGTTCTGTTACTGGCATAAACTTTCCTTTTATATAACTTTATTATAAATATGTAAGACAGTAAAAATGGGTGAAATTTCTTCCACCCATCTTGTTATAATAGCTTAATAATGATTAATAGCTTAACAATGCCCAATCATAATTCAATGTAGCATCAATCATT